CTTGTAGGGAACTCCAATGTAATTATGTTGATTGTTCGGTCACACCTTATAAGAGAAGGGTATTCATTAACCAACGATGTCTTGTAATCTTATAATAAAAATAAGATATTTGAGAATAAATATATAAAATTTTTAGAAAACTAAAGAAAATTAGTGATTATACTTATTTTTTCTTATAGTTTCTTCTTTTTGTAACCTTTTTTTAATAGAAGGTTTAGTAAAGTTCTTTCTTTCTCTAAGTTCTTCTATTTGTTTTATGGACTGAACTTTCTTTTTATATTCCTTTAATGCCCACTCTATGTTTCCGTTTTTCACGTTAACTATTAACATAACTAATTAATATGGTGTTTGATATTCCAATTGTTTTTTTAATTCTCTTTCGTATTCCTTTTCAATTTTATCTAAATCATCTTTAGCAGATTTAATATCTTCTTGATGTTTTTTTAATTGATAAAGATATTGGTTTTTTCTATCTTCGTTTTGTTCATCAAAATATGCTTTACTCATCATTTTTTGACGAGTTGTTAATCCTTCATATTTTCTTATAGCATCAATGTATGCAGATGATGCTTTTCTAAAACCGGCTCTTATTTTAACTGCTTCTTCTTTTAAAGGAATTAGATTTATTAGTTTCATTATTGTAAATTAACTAATTTATATTTTGTAGAATATAATAAAGTTACAATCGTATCAATATCGTTTTGTAACCAACTCATTTGTAACTTTTCATCTTTTCTTAATTTCTCAACTGCTTTACAAAGTTTTTCAAAATAAGAAATTATATTTTTGATATCATTGTTAGTATCAATACCACTTACTGGTTGAACTTTGATTAATCCGTACTGTCCTTGATATGCTTCTACTAATCCATCTACTAATCCACCAATTGAATCGTAGTATGTACCTAAAGCCAAGTGAGCAGATAATGCACCAACACCATTAACTCCCCAATGGAAAGCATGTGCTTGTGTTCTACTATGTAATAATAATGATGCTAATTGTTCCATTTATTTACAAGTTTTACATTCATTAATTCCCAATCTTTGTTTCATCATATCTTCAGAAATATCTGCTATTTCAAAATATCTTCCTAATACATGTCCCATATCTTCATAAAGAGCCTCTAATCTTTGTTGTTGTGCTCTAGCTTCTACTGCTTCCTTTTCAAATGAAGTTTGTAACTTTTTAAGTTCATTCATATTTCTCTTAATAGTTACTCTATCAAACCAATCTCCACCTTCTCTTAAAGTATATTCTTGTGCTGCATCTGCAATACCACCCAATGTTTCTGCAATTTGCATAATATCAGATTTTCTACTCATACCTTCTCTATGTTGGTTATATGTAGAAATTATTTCTAAGAAGTGTTTTTTTAATTCAGAAGGCAATTGTTGTAATTGTTCTTCTTCTTTCAATAAATCTTTTAACTTTATCATCTATGTACGATTTTATACTTTTTTAATCTTTGCACTGCCTGAGATAAGTCCTGTGGAGTCATATCTAATGCATCTACTAATTTAGCAATAACTAATTGTTCTTTTTTTCTTGGTAAGTTATATGATTTAATAACTTGCAATGCTCTATCTAAAAATCTTTCTACTTTAGAAGGTAGGTTAACATCCATATCTTCCAAATCTTCATTCATTTCTTCTTTTGAAAGAACTACTGCAGTTGTATAATTAGCTGGTATTAAGTTTATTAACTTTGCCATATTAGTTTAATTCAATTATGATTTCTCTCATTAAATCCTGTGATTTGCACCACTTACCACACTCTTCTGCCATTTGTTTCCATTGTTTAGATTCGTTCATTGGTGCCATAAATGCTCCATGTGTAGATGGATTAGAAACAAAATCCCAACCTACTAATTCAAAATCTTCTTGAACCATTACAGTTCCATCTCTTAATTCTTTAACAGACCCTAAACCTCTTGATGAAATACCTAAACGAATATTATTCTTTAATAATTCTTTTAATATATTACCAGATGGAGTTGAAAGTATTTCTACTACACCACATACATCATCACCTTCCCAAAAAATTTCTCTAATATTGTGAGATACATTCTTTAAGTTAATTACTGGAGAATCCGGATGGTCTAATTCACCCAAAGCTCTTCTTTCTTTAATGAGTTGTTCGTATTTTTTACACTCTCTTTCCAATATTTCACGTGGATATCTTCTACCATTTTGGTTTGCAGCCCCAGCTCTTTGAAGAATGCCCTTAACTAAATAAGTACCATTTTCTTCTTGTTGAAGTTTTGCTTCAAATAAGTGTGTTTCTATTAATAGTCCTTTATTCATTAGTCTTTTTTTCTTAATGCTGCTAAATCAGAACCTTCAATTTCTCCGTCTTTATCAACATCAATTTGTTTTTGCTTATCAGTCAATTCTGCTTCATTATATCCTCTTAATCTACCTTCTGATTTTGCTTTATAAGCAGTATCAACCGCATTAAAGAATTTTTTCTTATCATCATCACTCATAGAGCTGATATCTTTGCCACTCTTATCTAACATATGTTTAAACAATTGCTGATAATCGTTTTCTTCTTTAACTACCTGACGGATAAGTTCTTTTAATTGTGATGTTTTCATTTATTCTGATATTTTACGAATTTGTTGCTCTAATTTTATCAATCTTTCCTTTATAGTATAAATATGTTTATTTGTTCTTTTCCAAAAATTCTGATTACTTACACCACTTTCTTGCTTTATTTTACCATACCAATTCAAAAACCTTTCCATTTCAGCAAGTTGTTTACTTATATTAGAAATTCCTTTTCCTATTTTGTGTGTTGCAGGAACATTTTCTTTTTTAAGTTCTAACCAACGATTTTCTCTAACAACACTATATCCAGTTAAATCTGCTTGCCTTTTTCCTTTAGATTTTTCATCACCTTTTTTAGTGAACGCATATGGAGTATTATAAGGACCAGCCGCATCGCTAGTTGTCATTTCATCAACCATTCGTTCTCTAACCATTTTACGAATGATTTCTTTTATTTTTTGAAGTTCTTCTTCCTTTTTATCAGGTAATCCAGCGTGTTTTGTAGATGCAAAATCTTTAGCATCTTTATCGGACATTGAATCTGCTGCTTTTTGTACTTCTGGAGATGGGTTTTCCATATCACCTTTTTGAGCGGCATGAACCATTCCCATAAATCTTTGTTGTGCTTTAGATACTGCTGGCATTTTTAATAAATTTAAATTATTGTAATACTATAACCGAACCGGTTAAATTAATTAATGCTGCAGGATAACAAGGAAATATCTGATGGTTATCTATTGAAGCCAAGCTTATACTACCACCACCCTCTAATGCTATACTTCCACTAGGATTTCCTTCCCCTCTCATTATACCCCAAACATTTGGATAGTTTGTACCTGGACCTAATGCAACTGAAGAAGATACTATTGTTACTTTGTATGCTCTATAATTTGTCATTTTTTATTTTTTTATTGATTCCTTTAATTCTTTTAATAATTCATAACTCATCATCAATGCAGATAAATGTTGTTCTTTAATCTTTTTTACAGATTTAATTTTTTTAATATTTGCAATTGTTTCTGCTAATTTGATTTTAGTAACTTTATCTGAAATTTTTGAACCAACTTCTTTTAAATTAGTAACTATGTTTGAAACTTCATTACTAACATATTCATTTAACTTACCAGTATTATTGATATTGTTGATATATTCTCTCAATAATCCTTTTTGTTCTTCAGTAAGGTTTTTGTATTTTGTATTAAAACTTTCTACTAATAACTTGTAAGATACTGCTCTTAAATCCTCATCTTGTTTTTTATATTCTTCTAAAACAGCATCTTTCATTTTAGAATCTTTATTTTGAATAGAAGAGTTGATAATATTTTCTGCAATTGTAAAACGAGATGAAACTATATCAGTTGGGTCAAATTGTTCATCTGATGTAACTGTTTCAAAAATTTTATAAATAGATGCTAATGTTTTATAATTAGAAATTGGAGATTTAATAAACTCATCTAAATTATAAGTTTCTTTAATCTCTTTAATAAGATTATATTTTTCTTTTGTAAGTTTTTTCTCGTCTAATCTTTTACGAGCTTCTAAAATCGTATTGATGAATTGATCAGCTTTTGATTCTGAATTATATTTTTCATTAATAAGATATTGATATAATTTCAATTCTTTTGATAATTCTTTTTTAGAATTAAAATATTCTTTTAGAATTTTTTCTGCTACGGACTTATTTGCAGACATTATTTCTGCGGTAATTTGTCTTACTAGTAATTCAAATATAAAACCAGTATTTTTAAATTTAGAATGTTTAATTTTTTTCATCAATTGATATAGTTAATCAGATATAAATATATTTTTCTATTAGTTTATTACTCTTTTGTTAAATCTTCTGTCAAAATCTTCTTTTTGTTACCATTCATATCTTTGAAAACTTCTAAATATGAATTTTTTGGAACATATTTTTTAACAGAACCTTCTTTCGCTTTAAGAGTTTTTATTCCTAATGGGTCTCTACCTTCTGGATGGTCATCCTTACCATATCTAACTGGGTCTTTAGGTCTACCAACCCCATCTTCCTCTAATTCTGCTTTTAATTTATTTAATTCTTCTTCAACATTTGTAGGGCCTTCGGTTCCAGTTTCTTTTGCTGGATCTACACCCTGTGTTTCAATTGATGTTAAACGGAATGTTTGTTTAGTATCTTCTAATATTGAAAGTGTTTGCTCATCTTGTTCATCTTTAGCCATTCCCATTATAGCTTGATACATCCATTCTTTAGAGAACATTTTTGTTTGTTGCATTTGTTGAATTAATGCAACTTTAGATGTATACAATTCTACTTTCTCTTGCTCATAAATTTTAGATGGAATAGTTAATTCCAATGTAAAGTTTGTTAAACGGTCATCATCAATACCTTGTGCGTATAAGTGGATGATTGCAATTTTGGTTAATTCAGAAACCATAACTCTTTGTATTCTCTCAATGGTTTTTGCAAATCTAACATCCATCGCTGCAAGAGTTGCTTTACCATTTGTATCTTCTTCATATCCTAAATATGCTTTTGGAATTTGAAGTGCTGCCATCAATTTATTTTTAAGATAATTGATGTCTTCAATCATATTGTATTCCAACCCTTTTAGAGTATCAATTGAAGTACCATTATCATTACCTCTTACTGGCATATAATAATCTTCAATCAAATTCTGTATATTGTATTTTAAATTATATTCACCCGTTCTTTCATCAACAAATGGAACTTTTTTAGATGCATTTATAATTTTTTGCATGTAGTTATCTACCTCATTTGGTGGAATATTACCTACATCAATTTTAAAGATTCTTTTTTCAGGTGCTCTCATTACTCTATGAATCAACATAGCATCTTCCATCAACATCAATTGTTTCCAAACTCTTCTTGCACCTTCTAACATTGATTTACCGTATGGAAGGAAGTTGGAATCGTTATTTAAACGGAAGTGAGCAACTTCATAATTTTCAAATTCTTTTTTAGGAGTTTGTCCATAAGAACCCAGTGGGTTTTGATATGGAGCGTATACAAATTTAACTCTTTGTGGATTTTGTTGGTCAAACCCTTCAACTCTACTAACTTCATATGAAGAAAGTGGCATAACATTTACAATACCAATTCCTTCTTCTGCTGCGATTTCTAATTGTAAATATAAATCACCATATTTTACTAAATTTCTTGTCCATGGCCATAAGTTAAATTCAACATTTAAAATATCGTAGAAAAGATTTTCTAATATTTGTTTTACATTATCATCTTCGTGATGAATTTTTAAAACATTACCCATTTCATTTCTAGCAGTACACTCATCTGCATATGTATTTAATGCTGATGATAGTATTGGGTCTGTATCCATTGAATCGTAATCTCTGAACAAGTCAATTCTAACTTGTTGATATGCCATTGATGATTCAATGTTACCAGTTCCATAATTTGTAACCTTTAATTTCATAAAGCGGTCAACAAGATTAGTGGTCATATTTTGCCACTCATCTGTATCAATTACTTTAACTCCCTTTTCGGTTTTACGAACTATGGTGTTTGTTGAAAATAATTTTTGTAACCTGCCTAATACTGATTTATCTGCCATTTTGTTTTATATAATTTTTTTTAAGATACGAAAAATAATTGAAATTACCAAGCTCTACAACTCCAATATCTTGCTTTCCATCTTGGACCTGGGTTATCACAATTATGTCTCGCTCTAAAATTCTTTCTTCTTTCTGGATTATCTTTTTTAATAACCATTCTCTTTCCTTTTGCAGATGTACCACCAAATCCAAAGTTTACTTTAACAACATTTCCTTTGTCGTTTTTAACATATACTTTAAATTTCTTTACATCACCTTGCATTGGTTTACCTAATTTAACACTTCTACCTTGATATTCTGCTTCATATACACAATTACAATTTGCCTCTGCAAGTTGTTTAGTATATTCTCTCATAAATTTAATAAAATCATGAGTATCTTGTTCGTTTTCTACATCATACTCATCAATTTCTGTTGCGTCATCTCCATAGTATCCACCAGGTTGGTCATTTTCTTTCACAGGTACACAGTTTGGAACCATTTTACCATTTTTCATTTTACCACCAATCTCTCTATATCCATCCCAACATTCATGCAATGCATTTAGTTCTCCTAAACTTTCATCACATTTTCTCCAACCACCACCTTTTGATTTGTAGTTTTTTGCGGCCCATCCGTTTGCATATGCTGATGGGTATACATCAAATTTAGACTTAGCAGCGGATTTAGATGCTGCCCATTTACCAGGGTCTGTTGGGCAATTCTTTTCTAAGAATAAATTTAGTTTTTCTTCTATATTCATAGTTTCATTTTTTT